AGAGATAATCTGAGCCGTATAGGAGTGAACATCAAAACCTGTGGACACTTCTTCCATTGCCACTTTGTCTTGTGACAATAATGCTGCAACTCTAAATTCTAGCTGTGCAAAGTCAGCTTCAAGTATCTTACCCCTCATACCAAACTGATCGCTGTTCCAACGAGATGTAAACACTTTCTTAACAGGAAACGTACCACCTCTAGGCATGTTCTGCATGTTAGGATTGCGTCCACTAAAGCGTCCTGTAGCTGTGACATGCTGTGTAAGGCTAACGTGTAGCAACCCATCGTCCTTAGTGTAATGCTCTATGCCATCAACAAAGGCTGACAGGTAGCTTGATATAGCACTCTGTCGCTTGAGGTCTGTTAAGAAAGTCTCTGCTGTTGTCATACCTTTTGTCTTAGCTATATTGATAAGACTCTCTAAGTTGCCTTTACTTGTAGAGAACCCATTGGCACTAACCCAATCCTTTGATGGGGGAAAGAACCCTAACCCTGCCATATGCTTCAACTTGGTTAGCTTGTATCCTCTTGTATCGCACTCAGGACAACGAGTTGGCTTGGCAAAAGGTTGACCATCTTTCTTAGTCTTATACACCTTGCCTTTTCCGTAACACTTCTGACAAACACTAGCCTTAGTCTTCACCATCATAGAACTATTATCTTTGACAGACTGTCTAAAGTCATCCTTGTTTTCCACATGATCAAACGCAACAGCCCACTGCTTCTTGTTCTTCAGTATCCTAGAGTATATGACCTGACTTACTTGCTCAGGAGAGTTAAGATTGATAGGAGTGTCCCCCATTAACTCTTTTACTTGTGCGTTTAGTCGTCTCTCTATCTTAACTAGTTCGTCCTCAAAGTCCCAACGCACATCCTGTAAAGCTTTTCTGTCTATGTTAAAACCATTCATGTACATTCTCGTTAATGTCTTGCATACGTTGTTGGTAATGTCTCTTACCTTGACTAGTGATTGACTCTCAGGCTTGGCATATTCGTCAAGCAATCGCCAATACAAAGCCCTCGTCACAACTAAGTCCTGTGTTAAGTATTCCGACAATTCGTTAAGAGGTATTTCATCTGTTTGAAAACCCCTACTAAAATAGTCTTTGAGTGTATCTGATTTCTTCATATTAAGATCGTATCGTATTGCACAGTTTTCCAGGCTCACCGATTGTTTCTGCCCACGTTGTAATATGTACTCACCTAGCATAGTGTCAAATATTTCTCCACTATATTTAAACCCACAAGCCCACAGCCATTGCAAGTCATATTGTAAGTTGTGTCCTATCAGAAGTGTTGTATTGTCAAGAACTCTTTGTAATCTCTGCTGTGCATCATCGTCCTCAATAGTTTTTTCTTTATGATCAAATACAAATATAGTTTTCTCGTCCTGATTAATATGATCCATTATACCAACGAGTGTCAAAGAATTGTCAGGTTCAAATGGATCAAGATGTAACTTGCCATCTCGTTTAGTTGTCGTGTTTTCTACATCAAGTATTATCTTCATGCTGAGTACCTTCCTGTTTCTACATCTAGTTCGACATGAACTGTGCCATGCCACCCTGTTAGTTTGTTCTTAGCTAATCTGATGTGACGCTGTGGGTCATTACTATCCTGCCCCTCAATGTCAGGGTTCTTACTAATTAATAACATCAAATCAGCTTCTGCAGCCTTACCTGTTTTACTACCCTCAAGCATAGATTGATTAACATTTATCTTTCCCTCTGCCTCTGCTGATAGTTGTGACATCCATATGATAGCACAGTTATATTTCTTGGCGATGTTTCTTGCGTGAATTGCCGCCTCTTTTAAATAGATGTCTGATCTCTCTGAACCCATGCTCGCAAACTTATCACCCATATCAAGCACTATGATGTCAGGGTTAACGCTCTTAGCTAGTTGCTCTACGTAGTCCATTCTTTTATCTGTTGCATCTTTAATAGATAGCAACTGCTTTACAGGTTCGTAGCGACTGAGTGCCACCTTTCTGTTCTCTAATACTTGATCACTCGACATATTAGATTTACAGTACAGGTAGCGTAAGCCAACTCTCTTGTACGCTTCCTCATTACATAATACCACACACCTAGCCCCTTGATCTATAAAGCCACCCTCTGATGCTATAATACTAGCGTGAAAGGAAGTCTTACCTGTGTTTGGTCTAGCCCCTACGATAACAAAGTGTCCCCCACTCAGCCCCTCCACTCGTCTAGCAAGAGATGGTATGTTGAACTTCCATTGATACTTTACATTCAAGTGTTCAACCAATGTGTCAAAGCTAATGTCGTCACCCTCAAACTTAAAACTAGGAGTGAAGTCATCTTGATAGCTGTCTAATATATTACGTAACGGCTCAAGATTACTCTTAGTTCCGTTCACATAGTCAAAGCCAAGGTTAGCTATCTCCTCACCAACCATTTGTTGAAACAGTTTAGATAGAACTTCTTTCGCTATATCGTTATTCATTGGTTCTTCTTTTGATAACTTATTGAAGAGAACCTCGTAAGATGTTTTGTTGGCTGAAGTCATAGTGCCATTGTCTGAAAAGAACAGGGCTTGTAACTCTGTAAGGGATAAGTTTCTTTCGTGCTTACCCATCGCTTGATCTAGTGTACCCTTAATCTTTCTAACATCTTTACTAAACAATCTATCAGGGCATCGACTTCCCTTATGCTCATCGTAAAAATCTTTCTGCATTAAACTTCTTATTAGTGCTAGTTCTATCATTTGTTTAACCTCTCTTCTAAATATTTTATAGCTTGTTTCAGTAGGCTTACGCTGTCATTAAATCTTCCTAGTCCTATGTTACACCCATTGCATATCCAACCTCTAAACTTGTTAGTGATGTGGCTATGATCTAGTACCCAAACTGACCTGTCATTCCACCTATCATATTCTTTTAACACCTCTTCTGTTTTGTCACAGATAGGACATCTATACTCAGGGTCAATCGGTTTTGGATTCTCTCTCATAAGCTGTGTGCGTATCGCCTGTTTTTTATTCTCACATTCTTTGCACTCTGTTCTATAAGCCTTTCCTACTTTAGGCTCTCTAAATGTAAAACAAGAAACGTGCTTCTCCTCATTGCACTTGGGACAGAATTTATGATCCTTTAAACCTGTCGTCTTTTTGATAACAAAAAGTTCTAACTGTTCATCGTCCATATCAACCCACCATTTCTCTGAGTTTGTTAAAGTCGTTCTCTCTTTTGTATTTTAGATCATCTTCTATATGTAGTCCATAAACTTCTGATGGATCACAGTAACTTTTTAACTCTTTAGTATAATGAATAGTCTTACCAAGAGCGTCAGGATCAAGAGCTACAATAACCTTGTCAAAGCTATCAAGGTATTCCTTGTGTTCCTTCAGTAGGCTAGTCCCTAGCAAAGCCACTCCTGTTATACCTATTAAGTTCTCTCCTATAACTGTTGCTGACACAACGTCCTCAACAACGACAGCTATGCCTTTACTAGGCTTGATACAATACGAATAATATTTTGCCGCCCCTCCATACTTATACCATTTAGGTTGGGCATTGTATAACGCTCTGCCTATAGCATCAATAACTCTACCATTCTTATAGATAGGAAACACGGCTCGTTGACTTTTACAATCATACAGCAGTTCTATATTTAAGTTCCAACGTCTTTTAAATCTTTGAACGTAGGCATTATCGCCATCAGTTATAAACTCAGGCATCTCAAACTTTTTAGGCTCTACTGTTTCTTCTATGCCTTGTATTTTATTCTTTATAGTATCGACCAACATCGGAGTTAGTGTTGCTCCTTTCACATCACAACTGTTTCTGTAGCAATTATATAGTATCAATCCGTCTCTATTGGTAGCTGTAAACTTCTTTACCCCTTTACATATGGGACAATCCATAGTGATAGTCTCACCCTCTTTAACATTTAGCTCTCTTATAAAATCATTAGTAGGTTTGCTCACCATTTTTACTCTCCTCTCTTCTATCTAAGGCATTTGCAGCCGATTTGTATGTATGTTTTATGTAAGGACGCATTGAGTTAGGGCTGTTATGCCCTGATACAGCCATGATTTGTGTAGTGTCCACTCCTGCTTCAACCATTTCCGTTATGGCTGTCCTTCTCATGTCCATTGCTGTCAATTCTTTAGGTAATCCTGCCACCTTCTTCACCTGATTTACCTGTACACCAATGTCTATGTCGCTGTATATAGCGTAGCGTCCCCCTCTAGGATAGGGGTGTGGGGCAACATATTTTTGAAAGCCAAAATCTTTACGCTGTTGCTCCAACATTCGGTACATATGTATGTGTATAGGTAGATGTACTTCTGCCCTTTTCTTAGATTGCTCCAAGTCAAGTCTGCGTTCCTCAAAGTTTATGTTGCTCCACTCCAAAGTTCGCATATCACCTATCCTTTGAGCAAAGCTATAAGCCATGTGAACTATTAGCCCTATACTTCTCCACTTATACTCTCCGTAAGCTGTGTCCA